CGTTGTGACTGTCAAGAATATCCTGCACCTTATAGAAATCAGATAGATTACGGAACCATCTATCGATACGCCAGAAGATAATAACATCGATCTTCCCGGCTTCTACGTCTTGCAGCAGAGAATGTATAGCCTTCCGCTTTTTGAGCTCTTTACGGGCTGTTTTCCCTTCATCAGCATATATACCAACGATGGCCATATTGTGTTCCTTGGCGTAGATAGTAAGATATTCTTTTTGAGCTTCCAATGATTTGCCGTGCATCATCTGTTCTGTGGTAGATACACGGATATAGATTGCACAGCGTTCAACTTTAGTTGTCATATCATATCACCTTTCCTTCTTAAGTGTACGTAAAAATGGGTACAAAAATAACACCTATACGGTGCCGGATTTTTGTGATACAATAATCTTTGTGAGGGAGAGAATTGTACTGTGTTCCAAACACCCTATAGTTTTCTCGTTTTCCCTGGTGCTGGTAACACCGGGGATTTTTTAGTATTTTACTGTAATTCTAATAATTTGTTTGTAATGTTGTTGGTGAACTCGTTTTGCTGTGTAGCTGTTAATTTGGTTGAGGTTCGGATTACGATAGTACCTAAAACTTTGTGAGATCCGGAATTTAACATTCCTGCACCATCAAAGCTGGCAAGATACGAATCTCTCTTTTCGGCATCTTCTTCTGATGCATAAACTTCGATAGCTCCACCGCATTCAGTTCCTTTATCTACAATGTCATTTCCATATACACTAGATTGGTCGATAAGAGGAGTAGAAAAATAAACTGTGGAAGTGTAGCCTCCCTGTTTATTTAGATTTCCGTTTGGATCATGATCTTCTGTGACTGCCTGATATCCGGAAATATTTGGAATTCCCTTTAAGCGCTGAATAACGAAATCTTCATTAGGATTAGTGATTTGCTTCATCTGCAGAACGCTGTTCTGATAAGCTGTTTGTTTTTCAGAAATAGCATTAATTACAGAGGAGTAATCCAGTGGTTCAGAAAGCTTTTTCGTTTCAGCATTGATGTCTGCTGTCTTTTTTGGTAGATCTGGTATTTTGCGCTGTGCTGCTTTTGTCTATTGGTGCAGAAGAAGTAAATGGTAAAGTAAAAATGAACTGGAATATTGTCCCAAGAGCAACAGGTCGTGTAATCATCGAACAGCGTGCGGATCGTAAAGACCCAAGTAAGAAATGAGGCATTAGGCTGGTCTGCAAAGAATCTTTCTAATATAGATATTTGGAACCTGAGAGGTAAATCAATACCAATGGATAAGCTCGCACCGAAGCTGATCAGACGTGCTGCAAAGAAGAACTATATGGCGATCATC